TTAAATGTCATAACTGTTTTACCTGAAACTCCAGTAGCTACTGTTGGAGATCCAGTTGTAGTTCCTGAATATTTTGCATCTGGTACACTTAAAATAACTACACCACTACCGCCATCTTTTCCGTGTCTATTAGGAGTATTTCCAGGACCACCTCCACCTCCACCACCAGTGTTAGCTGTTCCAGCTGTTCCTTCTGCTCTAGGATTAGTACTTGCACCTGTACCACCCCCACCTTGACCACCATCAGGTCTTGAAGGAGTTGCATTTCCTCCGCCACCACCACCTCTAAAAACTGCACTTCCTGTAATAGATGATTCTAAACCATCTCCACCAAATCCAGCTCCATCACTATCACCAACTTCAGAAGCACCACCACCGCCACCACCATCAGAATTTGCACCAGCAAAACCTTGATTAAGTGTTCCTGCACCACCAGATCCACCATCTCCTTCTCCTCCACCAGAACCTCCTGCTTGACCATTTTGATTAAATCCACCTCCACCTCCACCAGAACCACCAAGACCACCTCCAGTAGATTGAATAGTTGTAATTCCTGATCCTGCAATAGAAGAAAGTCCTCCATCAGTCCCTTGTGAACTAGATTCTACACTACCTGTACCACCAGCTCCAACTGTTATTGTATAAACTACTCCTGATGTAAATTGTAAAGATGTTTCTGAAGATGCTCCACCACCGGATGTTTCTGAACCAAAAGAATTTCTATAACCACCAGCACCTCCACCACCGCCTCTATCGATTCCACCACCAGCTCCGCCGGCAATAACTAAAAAATCTGCTGCATAGGTTTGTGGTGCGTCTTCTTGTAAACCTGAATCTGTTACTAACCAACCTCTTGTTGCATCTGTAAAAACTAATGTGATTGCAATTCCTGCTACAGATAAAGTAGCCTCATCTGTGCTTCCACCTATCTTATCTGAACCATTTGGTTGTATTACTAAATTATTACTTTCAAAAGTATTTGCATAATCTTTTACTGCAACAACAGCTCCTGCTGTTCCTGCTGGTAAATTGACTGTAAAACCACCACTTGTTGTATTACAAAAATATCCTTCACCAGCTACTGCTGTAAAGGTTGCTGTTTTAATTGTTGATGTCCAAGAAGCTGAACCTGTTGCACCAAAGTTTACTGCTGTACCACTATTAGTAATGGTTGCGCCTGATGCAATTGTTATTGCTCCACCACTAGGAACTGTAAACGTATCACCACTATCGCCTAGTGTAACACCTGTTCCGGATCGTGGGCTGATTTTATTTACTTTTACTTCACTCATTATACTCCTGTTAACGCTTTAATTTCTGCGTCGTCTAATCCTAAATCTTTTAATTTTTGTTTGCCAGATGCTTTTTTGTTTATTCTTGTTTGTTCAGCATCTTTTAATTCTTGTATCTTTGCATTAACATCAGCTTCACTTGGTATAGTTGCACCTTCTTTAATAACTTCAATATTTGCGTAAGTCATTCGTTGATTGTTAGGAATTTTATTTCCATTACTATCAACTTTTTTCCAACCATACCAATTACTACCATTAAAAGTTTGTAATGCTAATTGTAAATAATCTCTATCCATTTTACGTATCTCCTAATCTAATAAAGGTTACTGCACTTTGATTATGACTTGTGCTACCTTTTATTTGAGCATCAGAACCTTCTCTTAAAGCATAAAACGCAACTTTATGAGTAGAAGTACTTGTAACATCAAATATAAAATCCTGTCCTCCTGATTCATTTCTACTTGTTTGAGTGCTTGATCCTACAAATGATCCAGCTTCAACATAAGATGAGTTATCTGTAGTAGTATAAATATAACCAACAATATAAGCAGTATCTAATTCTGAAAACCAAAAATTAGTGCTTATTAAATAAAATCCTGTTGATGGAAAAGTAAATATACCTGAACTTTGCGACATTCCTGTTCCTATATGTCCAAATCCAGCAGTATCAGCTCTTTCCCAATTAGAACTTATAATTGCTGCTGATCCACCTGGAGAATAATTAGAGGTTATTCGCCATTGATCAGCTTCTGTAATTCCACCAGCAGCAGCAAAAGTCGGAGGAGCTCCTGCTCCAGCAGAAGTTAAAACTTGTCCTGCACTTCCTGTTGCTACTGCAACTGGATTTCCTGAAGCATCATACGAAATAATATTTCCGTCTGTACCAGTAGCCATTTGATTTAAAGCAATTGTTCCTGTAAGAGCAGAAGTTGGAATACCTGTAACTGTTCCTGCATTAGCTAAAGTTACTCCTGAAGGAATACTAACTGTATCTCCAGACGTACCTAAAGTTAAGGTTGTACCTGATTGCGGATCTACCTGATCTACTTCTATTTTACTCATTATACTATTACCAAAGTCCCTGTTACTGTTATTGTTCCAGGTACTGTAATAGGTCCCGCAAGAACACCATTTTCGATTGTTTGCGTACCATCAATTGTACCTGCTTGATTTTTTATAAATTCATCAGGAGCTGTTCCGCCTCCGATGTATTGGATTCCATTTACTATTGCCGTCATAATTCCTCCTACGAACTAATTGTATCAATAAATGATGTAATAATATCTAAAGACGAAGCAGTATTACTTTGAGCTTTAAGTACATCACCATTTGCTAAAACAATTTTTGCACCGCCTTGAATTAGTTCGATTGCAGAGTTTGGTGGAACGCTGACTTCTTTTGCAATGAAGTGATCGTTTCCGCCATTTACAATCTGACAACTAGCCAAAACAGTTGAAGCGCTAGTATTACAAATTCTGATACCTATAACAGCATCATAATCTCCAGCAGTAATTAAAGTGACTGGTGATGTACCAACGTTTCTTTGTAAATTGTTTCTAAAATCTTGTGCCATATTTTTTTCCTATTTATAACGCAACAGCCATT